CCCCAGGCACCTCCAGTTCCAGGGCCAGAGGCTCAGGCACCACCCGATAGCCTTCCTTGATCGCCCCAAAGTGCGCGGCATGGGCCGGGTTCTCCACCCGACACGCCCAATCAGGCGGCCGGAAGGCGTAGCTCACGCCCGCCAGGGTCACTTCATGCCCCAACGGACGCTTAATCAGGCTCTCCACACGCATCAAGCAGCGCCTTCCCACTTGGTCCCGGAGGCGGCCGAGACCACCGGCTTGCCGTTGAAGGGATGGATAGCCACCACATACTGATCGGTGGGATTGGCCGCGGCCACCAGTGTCCCCTTGAACACGCCGCCGCCCGTGGTATTCACCATCCACATCTTTTTGGCCACCAGGCTGCCCAGGATCGCCCCCTCGCTGGCCGTCAGATCGCCAGAATAGGTATCCCCCGTAATGCCGGAGCCGGAGTTCGTCTCACTCATATAGAGGATCAGGGTATTCACCTGGCCCAAGGCCGCTCCGGCGGCTGTCTTGAGGCTAACCGTGATGTCCATGCCATCCGTCGTCGCCGACGCCGCCAGGGCAATCGTGATCGTGTGCGGGAGCACGATGCCCCCCAGGCTGGTGTTTCCTGTCACCTGCAAATCGCCGCTGACCAGGGCGTCATCCGTCACCGTCAGATCGTCGCCCACCGTCACATCGTCGCCCACCACCAGATCGTCACTGGCGGTTACGTCATCCGCGACCAGTTCTTCCGCCACCAGGCGCTCGTCCTGGTGCAAGCTGTTGATTCCCGTAATAGCCATGTGCGTGCCTCTGCAATGTCGGCGCCCCGCGCGGGGCGCCGAGGGTTAGATCAATCCAGCTCAGATGCCGTAAGTCGTGGTGCGATAGGACAGGCTCAGATAGATGGTCCCGGCCGCAGGCGTTCCCGCGGCGGTCGCTACCTTGTAGCCCACCTTTTTGCGTTGCGCGCCTGTCGTGGCCAGGGTCAGCATGGTCTCGGTTAGGGTCACCCGCGCCAGGCTGGTGGTGCCGTCCACCAGGATCGAGTTCTGCAACTCGGTTTCCAGGTCGGATTCGTCATCCTTGAGCACGCCAAAGTCCAGATCCAGGGCGGAGCCGGTATCAATGCCCGCCGTCATGGCGCACACGGCATCGACAAAGGCGCAATCCTCCGGCAGGTAGCCCATGACAATCGTGTCATTGGCCGCCAGGGCATCCACCTGGGCGGAGGTCAGGGTCAGTTTCATCAGGACATTCACCACCTCTGGGCCGGTGGGTGTCGGCATGGGCTTTTTGCCCGAGGCGTGGTCGGAGCGGTAGGTCAGTGCAGCAGTAGTCATCTCGAATTCCTCAAATGGCAATCTTGTTCAGCCCGCCCGGGCACCTGGCCCGGACGAACTCAGGGTCAGGCGGTCGTTAGGCGGTCGGATCGGCGCAGGCAGTGTCGATGGCGATAACGCCAAAGTCGCGGCTGGTCCCGTCGATGGTAAAGGCCGACTTCTTGACACCGAAGATGCTCGAAGTCGTGATAACCACCTGGTTACCCCGATCCTCCAGCTCCTCATTCCAGTCAAAACGCAGCCCAGTACCGGGGGAGCCAAAGGCCACCACGCCAGCCTGCCGACCCAGGAAGAGGGCACGCCCAGCGTTCACCACAGGCGGCGAAGCGGCGCCATAGTCGGAGAACTGAATCACCGCCTTGTGCTTATGCAGCACGACGTTGTTGTACATGCCGAGCCCGCCCTTAAAGATCGGGTTGGCCTTGCCCTCGGCACCGGCTGCCGCCTTCTGAATATCAAGCCATTGGCCGGTGCTGGTGGTGGTGCGCAAGTCGTATTCCTGCCAGGGGTGCATCACCAGCACGAAATGCGGTTCGCCGTCGATCTCGCAGGGCTGGATGCTGGGGATACCCGAAGTACCACCGCCCATGACCTCGGCACGCGCCAGGGCCTTGTCGATGACGCTCAGGCTGATCTTGTCGGCGGCATCCAACGTCGCCTTGGAGGTGGCGTCGCCGCCATACAGGATATGCAGGGCATCCGGGGCGACAAAGGCGTTCGTGGCATAGCCGGTGAAGCTGGTGTCCTCGATGAAGTCCGAGTTGACACCACGGGCCCCCGACAGATACTGGAACAGGGTCTCGTCGAACAGCCTGGCCCACCACTCGGATTCGCGCACACGGGCGATGGCGCGCATATCGTGGATGGTGCGCTTCCGCGACATCTTGCCGCCGGTGTTGACGCCGCCGCGCAACTGGTCGATGTAGAGGGAGTCCGTGTAGAACTTCAGGTCCTCTTCCTTGCCGCGCAAGGTGGCATCTCCCTGGATGGGCTTCATCTTGAGCTGCATCACCAGGTCGTAGGAAATCTGATCGCCGGCATCGTTTTCCAGATGCGGCAGGGTCTGCAAGGGGGTTTGGGCCTCCTCGCCCACGCCCATGAACTTACGATTGAAATAGGACTTGCGGCCGACATCAACGGCCAGGAAGGCGGAATATCGCTTGATTGCTTTGGCGTCGCCGACGCCGACGATGGTCTTAGCCATGGAATACGCTCCAGTTGTGGAATAAACAACTCCGGAGCGCACTCCTGCGCGCTAACCT